ATTAAACATTGAAATACACACTAACAATATGGTTAAGAACACAAAAGGCGGGACTGGAACAAAGGCATTGGCTCGTAAACATCAAAATAATTCTGGCTCTGGCAAAATTAGGCTACCCGACTGTGATTTGGAAATTTTCGCATATGTTGCAAAAATGTATGGCAATGGCATGTGTGAAATTATCACGAATAACAATGACAAATTGATTGGTCATATTAGGAATAAATTCAGGGGGAGACAGAAACGACACAATACCATCATACCCAATATGATCGTATTGGTGGGATTGAGGGAATGGGAATCGACATATAAAAATTGTGATATATTATGCATTTATGATGACGCGCAGGTTCAAGAAATATCCAATATGCCGGCTTTTGATATTTCGAATTTAATTCACAATACTCAACATGATTCATTCAATACACATCACAATTATCAAACTTACAACAATTCTATCGTTTTCAATCTACACTGCGAGAAAGACGATAACTACCAACACAACGAAGAATACGAAAACAACGAAGAATACCAACAATTATTATCTGATATTTAAATGAGGCATCGATTTCACTCTACAAATTATACACTTCCACACATTGGCGCGACAACACTTTCACATCGTGCGTTATTAACAACGTTTCCATTTTTTCAGACTTTATTATTATATATTCACAATAAGTATCAATTACACACCCTTGAATATTTTTTACTTTATAGCTGCATAGAAAATTGAATATAATATTGATATCATATAGAGGTACAATTAGCAATATTATTATATCATGGAATATAAATTCGACGAAGACGAACTATCTAAAATCAGTACCAAATTGAGATTTATTCAATCTGCTATCAATGGTATTGAAAACCATATCGATAACGCACCTGACCTAGACATCGCATGTGCATGCAGTTTTGTATCGAAATTCATAAATAATCAAAAGACGTTCTATGCATTAGAACCAGTAAAAGACAACAAAACATATATAGAATTAGATAAAAACGATTGGAGAAGTATTTTCATTATGAACCCACCAGATGCAGATGATCTACCTTATGTTATACGTCAATTAGAAAAATACATAGGTAAGGTGTATAGGACTGAATATTTATGGACTATACGAGAACAGCAAGTTATATTAGTCATTAAATTTAAAAAATGGTACGATAGTGAGTTTACACGCAATCTAAGATCTGAATTAATTATTAACCAAGAAATCAATAAAAATGTTTATAAAAAGAATTTTATCAATATATCATTAGACTTTGGGAAATATGATTTTGAGTTGCTATTATGTAAACGCAAGTCAAAAGAACCTGTAAAAAACGATACGATTATGGTGCCGCCACCAAAAGACGGAGAAAAACCAAATCGAGTTATTCTATAAAAAATAAAAATTATATTCGCCTCTTATTTTTTATTGAACATCCTGAACTGACTATCCCATTGTTCCAACAATGGGGTCGATATTTCCGGAAGAATTACATGAGATTCCCAAAAATATCGACAAAACGCCCATTCAAATTCATAAGAATCTGTATATAATTCAGAGTAATGAGTTGTTATAAACTTATTAACATGATTTGGTGCTAGATGCATACTACGATTAGGTAGTACATAGGCTAATTGTGTATCACTAGTAAATGGACAATTCGGAAATTGTGCTTCATTCGTCTGCTTTTCATTTATAAAATTCATATTAAAATGCGGCACATACTTGATTAGATCTGAAAATAATGGGGGATAATTATATTTGTATTTCCACCTCCAATGAGGACAATCGCTGGTATAATACGTTAGCACCCATTCCAGTCCTTCCAGATAATTTGCGCAAACAGTTTTTATTATAGAATCATCAGAGAAGAGTGTTTTATAATACCGAGACTCCCATTTTGCCTCACTTGGACAAATATAGGTTTCAACTGACCTATACATAATGGGAGAATTCAGTATTTGTTTTTCATTGTTATACGTTTCATGTTCTCTTCGAATCGATTTTTCTGTTTTATCCCGAACAGCATATTCCATAATTAGGTATTCATGTTCATGTTTTGCCAAATGCGCAACCAATTTATTCACATGATTCCATTGAATTTGAAATGATTCTGAAACTAGGAATGATCCAGGACGATTCCCGATATATAGTCTGTAAATATCTAGCAGTCGTTGAATACCATGAGTACGAATATTCAATGCTGGAAAATGAGGTAGAAAATCATTCCCTAGAAAAAAACACATGAATACATAATCATACACTCGTCGAATATCATTATCCACACACCTCATCTCACTGACTAAACAGGATGCAAAGTGTTTCATATCCAGAAAATATGGCAATTCTCCATTATCTTCGGTTTCTATGTGTATGGCACTTTTTAAAAATTCTGGTGCTTCACGAAAGACAAATATATTTTCGCAATAACTTAGATGAAATAGTGAAAGCATCAGAAGATCTGAATCCAGTCCATACAGTGCAATTATATCATTCGTGTCTTTGAATTGCCGAATCAGTTGGAATATTTTGTGTTCTCCCTCGCCAGGAATATTTGAACAAGATACAATGATTTGTTGAACGTTGTATTTTTGCTCAGTGTATTGGAATGCATGTTCGACTTGCACAGACAAGTTTTGCATAAACTGAGTACCAGGAGTGATAGCCGCTGTATTCCATATAGATTCGTCATTGATACTTGACATAAACGCGGATTTATTACGACGTGTTCGTTGCTGTTCCATCTTGGCGAGTGGAGCGACTCCATCGAATGTTATACATATGGATTTGGTTGGTTGAATCATGGTTATATAGGAATCTATTTGTTTTATGACATTTTTGATAATATAATCTTCTATATCCTCATTTGAAATATCATCCGGACGAGAATGGAATGAGTCATACACGATGGAATTGCAATCCATCATAATATGATCAAATGATTGTGATGCATTTTTTTTGAAATAATGTAGATTACGGATAATATTAGAAAAGTTTCTAATAATATGCGAAAAATAACTGGGGATGCCCATAACTTAATAGATAACAAGAATATACTCTAACTTATTTGTATAAATAATTATTCTACAATATCACGACTGTAGACCACAATATAACAAGAATAGTTTACAGTTTTCATGCATTTTAATCTTCACTTTAACTTCTACCTAATATTTAGTAGGTATCATGGTTATTTCATGTACGAAAATGATTGAACAATCACATCAATCCTCTCCTTTAGAAAACACGAAAAATATTGCGACATTTACGGCTGAAAAGAATAAATATATACAGGGAATTATCAGAGAGACGATACTGTCGATAAAAACACTAAGTACTCATGGATTATTTAGTGCAAACGATACAAGCACTGCGTTAACATTGCTAACTGAATTGTATGCAAATTCAAATCGGCTTGCTTCAAATATACGAGCTGGTGTGGGAACTGACGACGACATATTGGATGAGTTGCAGCGAATTATTAATAAATTATCAACGATTATATGTGGATTTGGTACATCATCCATTGACGATCTTCTTTTTATTTGTTTCGGGTCTGAATTTAAAAACATACACACGGAGGACGAGATTATCATGTCGAAATACCAGTTATTAAAAGATTATATTATTCCATCTGGATATAAAATAATTCAATGGAAATCGAATCGCACGAATATATCACAATCTTCCCCATCCTATTGTTCAGATAAGATAACTGAAAATAGTATTGATTTTGCACAGGCGAATACATTTGAATGTTATGATACAGATATTTCATCGACACATTTTTACCAAAGAGTATATGGAATACGTATAATTATTCAAAATCCTAGAATACGAAAAACATTGATAATTCATGGAATTGTTAGAGATATTCAAATAGAGTGTCTTGCAAGCTCGTATATTAATTATCAGATGCAGTTGTACAAATTGATTGCTGATACATATACAAACAGTGAGCGGGTCGTGATTGATCGTTTAATTGATACGCGTTCATTAAAAGATATGTTGGTATACAGTGAAAATGACATCAAAAAGCAGGTCATTGAGGTACTCACTGAGGTGAAAATCGTATCCAATGCAAAGATTGAACCATATTCTGAAACATTTATAGAACAAGACATGTATTCACAACGAAAGGTATTAATGAATCTAATGATGAATCATACAAATACCGATATTCTGTATATTTTCTATATATTATACGACTTAATCAGTGTCTCTAATTCGAATACATATGATAATGAGAAACATATATTGTACGATAGTTTTCCATGGAAACTTAAACAACAACTGAAAGACAGTATGAAGAACAAGTTGAAACATACCTATGATACGACACGTAAATCAACCATACGTACACTAACCTTAGACCAACAGATATGCTTATTAAAAGTCAGCGATGCGATAAGAGATAAAGCTATCGTAAAATTAAATGAAATAAAAGGTAAACCTGACGAGATAACTGCAAAGATACGACAATACCTAGAAGGATTTGTTCGCATTCCATTTGGTATATATAGAAAAGAACCATTGCTCTGTAAAATACAGGATATGAATGTATTGTTTATGGAAATAAGAAAGACCTATTCAAATTACATTTTGAATGAACCACAACCGTCGCATACGAAAACCAAATATACGATTGTTGAGATGGAACGGCAAGTTAGAGATTACATGCGAGAACTACCCGCCTATTTACTCAAAAACATAACGAAAACATTGAAAACCGCATCTTTAAAAACGATCACCTCTATTATAAGAGATATCAGTTCACATACAAAACATAGTGATTACCCAACGATTGCCTTCTCAAATATGAACAAATTGCAGAAAGTGTCGGAAATACTACTCTATATAAAGGATACGAATACTAAGTATGATGCTCATCGTATTGAATTATATAATACATATTGCATGAAATCAAATGCTATTGGATTGAATACTTTGCAAACCAACATAAGAAATCTCTTCCAAATGTCAAAGCAGGTTGGTGAAAATTTAGACAGTATCATGCATACACTGAATCAGTCTGTGTATAGCCATAATAATGCAAAAAGACAGATAATGAAGGTTATTGGACAATGGATGAATGGAGAACAGGGAGGATATTGTTTTGGGTTTGAAGGTTCTCCTGGGATAGGAAAAACCTCACTCGCAAAACATGGACTAACCAAATGTCTATTAGATGATCAAGGTGTGTCTCGTCCATTTGCATTTATTTCATTAGGGGGGTCATGCAATGGTTCTACCCTAGAGGGTCATGGATATACATATATGAATTCAACCTGGGGACGGATTGTTGATATATTAATGGAGACCCGATGTATGAACCCAATTATTTATATTGACGAATTGGACAAAGTTAGCAATACGGATCAAGGTAAGGAGATCATTGGTATACTAACACATCTTATAGATGCTACTCAGAATGATGCATTTCAAGATAAATATTTCGCAGGCATTGACATTGACCTATCGAAAGTATTGTTCATATTTTCTTACAATGATCCTGATAAGATTGACAAAATATTATTGGACCGCATTCATCGCATCAAATTTGACAATCTATCTGTAAAAGACAAAACAATTATCACTGCAGATTATATATTACCGGATATTAACAATAAGATGGGGTTTGATAATATTATTACACTAGAAGATGAAGTGATCAAATATATAATCCACCATTATACAATGGAACCGGGTGTAAGAAAGTTGAAAGAAGTATTATTCGATTTATACGGGGAAATCAATCTGGAACTAATGCGCTCACCCTGTGTTCTCAACCTTCCCTATACAATAACATCAAATATACTCAGAACGAAATATCTTACAAATTACCAAGAGATAATACCAACTTGTATCCATAAAGAGCCTAGAGTAGGTACAATGAATGGATTATGGGCAAATAACATGGGGTTTGGGGGTATTATTCCAATACAGACGTCGTTTTATCCGTCGTTAGTCTTTCTTGATTTACAACTAACTGGTCTGCAAGGGGACATCATGAAAGAAAGCATGAGTGTGGCCAAATCTCTCGCTTGGAATCTGATAGATAACAAAATAAAAAAGAAATGGATATCCGAGTTTAACGAGACAAAATGCCTAGGGCTACATATCCATTGTCCGGAAGGTAGTATTTCGAAAGACGGACCTTCTGCTGGCGCTGCAATAACGACTGCAATATATAGTTTATTGAGCAATCAAAGTATTAATCCGACAGTTGCAATTACAGGCGAGGTCAATCTGAGTGGCGAGATAACTGCCATAGGAGGTTTAGAAAGCAAACTAACCGGTGGCATTCGATCTGGTATAACAACTTTTTTAATTCCACAAGCAAATTCACATGATTTTCACAAATGGAAGAATAAGAACCAATCGCATTCGGGAATTACAATCATTGAAGTGTCGCATATAACGGATGTTTTCAAACATATCTTTCCCTAACAATATCAAATAAAGTATATCAATAGTGTATAGGCATGTCATCATCAGAAAGTAGAGAAGATTTGAACCGTAATTTATTATTGAATCATTTTACGAGCGTGTTTCAATTATTAGGGCCGTTTATCATCATATGTTATTTGTTATTGTCATCCATAATTGAATCGAATTTAAAGGGTATTGTTTTAGTAGTTGGGTTATGCTTTGCGTATGCTATAACCATTATGGTTGGCAATATGTTTCCATCGCACTCGTCTTCCGACATCTGTCAGTATATATCAATAGGAGGCGTCAAAGGTATTTCAAAAATACCTCTAAGTACAACAACTTATCTCTTTGTATCTGTGTATTTATTGTATACGATATCGAGAAACTCGTTTATTTTACCTAATTTAATATCATTGTTATTCTTTCCCGTGATTATTCTAGGCGATTTAATATGGCTATCGACAAATAAATGCTTTTCAACCCAACATTTTATCGCATCAATCTTAATTGGATCAATGATGGGTATGTTATGGGGATACGTGATAGATTCGACAAAGAATAAACATTTACAATTCTTGTCTCAACCTACAAACAACTGTTTAATTCCTAAACGTCAAACATTTAAATGTGCGAAGAAGTCATGAGAATAATGAACTATGATATGAAAATATTTTATCAAGACAATATAAATAGTCAGTAAAACATGGAAATAAGTGCATCTATGTTTATGTATCTCTTTTTGCGACTTGCTCCATTTATTTTAATTTGTTTCTTTTCAATATCCTCGATATTTAATGGCGACCTTAGAGGTATTGTATATTTAGTCGGTTTGATACTTGCTGCTGGTGGTTCTATCCTGATCGGTGGTATTATGCCTTCATCGTGGACTGACTCCCCTGCTGCAGTGCCTGGGATATGCGATATTGTATCAATCGGTTCTGGTTTATTTTCAAAAATACCACTGGGTCAGACTATACTTAGTTTCACCTTCTTTTATTTATATCAAACCATGAAAAAGAACGACGAGAACAATAAAGATTTACATTCACGTAGTCGAAACTGGCCAACCATCTACTTCTTTGTGTTATTAATATTTGCAGATATGTTCATCAATACTGGGATTCTGACAAATGTGAAAACATACTTGAAGATGTCAACCAGCTATTGCTATGATTGGCGTCAATCTTTACTTGCACTCGGTACAGGAATGTTATTTGGTATAATTTGGGCGAATACTATATATAGCACAGATAGTCCAGAACTTATTTACTTTCCCAAGTACAAGAATAATGAAAAATGCGAAAAAGCATCTAATAAGACCTTTACTTGTAAAGTATACAAAAATGGGAAATTAATCAATTCTACTACAAATAATTCAGCAACAGGGACTGTATAACCGGAAGTCAAGGATCATATTTAACAAATCATTAGTCAAATATGAACCACTATTTATCAAAATACTTAATATTATCCGAAAACCAAGACGTGATTTGTTTACACAATCGGCTTCTATACATGTCGTCTGCAATTAATCGAATACTATAATGCTTATCGCTAAATGCGCGAATAAAATGGTTGTAAATATTGATCGTATTGGCTTTTGAATAGGTTTCTGATAATTTATCGTATAAAAATTCGGGTTGTCCATTTCGTGCATTCACAGTGTTATGAAAAACAAAGAGCATNTTTTGTAGATCCTCTTTTGATTGAATTGAATTCTTATTCACTCTACTAATATACTCAGATGCATGTGCAGAACACGATGGGCATGGCAAGTTTTGACATATGATTTCAATATACCGTAGAATATCCTTACGTAAAGTAGCAAAATGTTCTGGCTGAATTTTTTCGGCTATTGTATGAAAAAAATACCACACAGGTGGACCCCATTTTTTTCTCCCATCAGGTCGATCAGGTTGCAACGAAGCTGCAACGACTTGTGTCGATTGTAATGGTCGATTATTTGTTCCAGACAAACGATTTGAGGTAAGGGTCATAACCATCATTGGGTTATGAGGTGTTTGTGAAGAACCCTGTTTATGTTTATTGATTGTTCGTGAATTTGTAAAAAGCATACGCTTTTCTATTTAGTTCTGAATATATAATATAGGATAAAAATATAAAAGCAGTATATAAACTAAACTAATGGATATGAATGAAATACTAATTACAAATATTCGAAATTGGGTTCGACTCGATAACGAAATACGAGCATTAAAAAAGGAGGAAACCCAACGTAAAACAGAAAAAAAAGAAATGTCAGAAACGATCATGGGTATAATGAAACAAAACGAAATAGATTGTGTGGATATAAAAGATGGCCAATTGTGTTATAACAAACAAAACATTAAGAAACCTCTAACCAAAAAGAATCTCATGACTATTTTATCTAAATACTTCAAAGGTAATGACAATCGAGCAAATGAACTAAATGAGTATATATTATCAAATCGCGAGGAAGTAGTGAAAGAAACGATTATACGTAAATTGAATTAAGCGACACCTAAACTTGGTATAGAGATAATATCATTTTGTTTTTTATATTCCGCAATGATGCGTGGATTTTGTACACCTTTCATAACATCCTCCGTATTATATACATTTTTGAAATTATCTATATAATAAACAATCCCCATGATTTCAGTTGCATAAACATCTATATTTTTTTCATACGAATCATTCATATTCATATTATTACCAATGATACCATGTGGCGTACCCTTTGTATGAGTTCCGCAATATTCCTCCTCATCTTTTCTCCTACGTGTACATTGTTCACCATTTGCTCGTTTAGCATTACATCGGTTTGATACAGGAATTGCATTCTTTACGCGTTTTCGTTTAATAAGATCTTCTTTGATAACTGTAAGACGGTTGTAATCATAAATATATCCAAGTAATTCCCCTACTTTATCCTGTTCAGTAAAGGACATTTCACTTATCTTTTCACAAATACCACTCTTAAATGAGGAGATATATTGTTCGATTTTCGTGTTGAGGCGTTTTTCCATAATAGATATCAGTTGTTTGATATACATTATGCTTTCATAGAGAAATCAATTTTATGCGGATGCTTCTTCAATGTCCGTTGATGGTGAATCAGATTTGATCATTTTATCTGGATCAACGTCATTGTATTGGGTTTTGGATTTTAAGTAGGCTGAATAAAAAATGTTCTCATCTGTATTTGCAATACCATACGCATCAACAATTTTAAGAGCCATAAATAGAACGTTAGTAAGAAGAGCAGTAATCGTCTTATTGTCAAGGTAAGAATTGCTGATAACGACGGAACTCAATGCAGTATTTACTATAAATGTTCCCATTGCAATATAAGTTGATTTTTGATAACGTTTATCTAAGTATAAAATAGACTTTTTCTTTTTTTCAGGTAAACTATTGAGAGCTTCATCGACTGCTTCGTCGTCGTTTGGTAATTCAGGATTAATATGTAAATACGTGATCATCTTATTTTCTCTGCGAATTTCATAGTAATACATAACTAAAAAAGACAGAAATGATGCGATATTGGTGCCAAATCCGATTGAATTCAATGGGTCATCAGATTGAATGTTCTCAAACATTCCACAAATCTCCTCGCCACACTTTTGTGGAACAAATAAAATCAAAAAAGACGCCATAACTACACGGTATAATTCCATAATAAATGAAATATTAACATTCAATTTTTGTTTGAAATCTTGATCACCAATTGTTTTTGATATATTATCACAACAACCATTGCTTATTACTTCTTCTATTTCGGTCTCCGTCTCCTCTACCTTCACTTCTTGACCTGGAACAAGGGCTTGTTCGACTTCTTGTTCCAGGATAACCTCTTCATTGTCTTTCGTACTCATAACAATACAATTATATATATACGCTCGATTTTTCTATAACCCAAATTACGTGAAGTTAGATTTTTTTCCACCATGATATGGACGAGCCATATTCTTATCCAGGAGGTATTTACTCAAATTCAGATCGCCTAAATAAACGTCCGCTAAGATTCTCCCATATTTCTCTGTATGAAGATTTCGAATCATAACAGCTTTATTCATAATCAACTCCGATAATACATTTCGCACATCTAGAGCCATTTTTTTTTCTTGTGGATTTGATCCTTTGAGTTCAGGGGTATCAATCCCAGCAAGTCGTATCGAAAATCGATATATAGTTGGATCAGACGAATTATTTAGTTTGCTTGCAATGGTTATCGTATCTCCATCATACACTTTTACAACCTTACCCTGCGTGATAGGAGGCATAAACACGACTGTATCTTGATAAGATGTATATTCAAGATAGGCAATATCATCACTGGTTGTACAACAATCACACCCTAACCAATCAAAAATAGACAATGAGCAGTTCATCTCGTATATCTTACATCATAAAAAATAGACAACCATCAATTTTTATGATATTATTATTCAACTAAAACAATTTGCCAATTTTAACAAATGCTTCGATTGCATCTACACATGCGATGCGTAAATGTTGCATAAGTAAACCCTTATCGGTAGGTGCTGCATAAGCTATACGAATTGTACTATCCATATCATGTGGATGGAACTTTTTAAATCCACAGAATGTCATTGTCTTATCAGAAACATAATGTTTTTCATACATAATATACTCCAATACCTTGCCTAATGTATAATCCTCATTCTCCAATATAATATCATGCGAATGATCCATTGTGGTTTCACTGTATTTAACTGGTATGGAATCGGAATCAACTGAATGTATCATATTCGTTAGACGATTCTGTAGTACAACACAAGCCTTCCTAACGATTTCTCTGTTTTCATATACTCCAACAGATTGGATACAATAATCAAAACTATCTTCAATATAGTGTCTATGTGCGTCCAATAGATAGAAGTTCTTTTTTTGCAATTCAATATCTGCTTTGGTAGTGTCTTCTGTGCGCAATTTATTTTCATGTCCCTCCCATACTTCATTCGCCTTTATCAAATCAATTGTATTTCCATAGGAACATTTTGATACTACATTGTACATACTATTTTCACTTGCAGTATGTACTGAGAACTCGCACGATAACTTGAGTTTTTCACCAGGAATAGTATCGCCCATTCTAGGTCGTAGGCGAACGAAATCAATAAACATGTTTGTTTTTGGACAAGGTGGAAATATCCGCTTGGTCTCGTCGGATGTTAAATAGTTATCGTTTTCTTTGTTTTTAATTTTGAAATTCTCAGTTGTTGCAAACATCATACTATCTGTATCATTGTGCATATCAAGTTCCATAATATATTTTCCAGGAAGTAGATCTAATTCTTGAATATGAACAGGAATGCAACTTAATCTATGTTTAATAATTTCATTATGCAATCTGGTTGTATTCATATGAATAATACATTGGTTATCTTGATAGGTTTGTGTATGAAATACAGTGGTCGGAATATCGGATAGAATCGTTCTGCGAATTGCATTAGCTAAACTAACATTCAATCCGCTCAATGTGAACTTATATACGTCGCTATCGACAGAAATATTTGAAATGCTTGGATTCATTGGTATAAAGTATATAACTATTATTTTATATATCTTATTCTGCTATTTGTTGTAATCAATTTTTCTGCCTACTCAATGATAAACTGGTTTATAAAACGGGTTCGTTCAACAGGCGTTAGTAAACCCCATAAAAACATGGCATAACGACGGTCATCTACCGGCGAAGATGAAGCGAAATGACTAACTATATATTGTTCAATATTATCTATTGAAAATGTTGTCATCATAAAGTGGCGCGTTAGTAATGCGTGATAACCATGTCCTCTATAGAATTCCATTAAATCGTATAAAAGGTTTCCAGGAGTGTATTGTGTCATATAGATGCTATCCACTAAATCAGTATCTTGTTTAAATAATCGTATATCATAGCCCAGTTCTCGCGGGATCTGTCGAAGATACTTATTCATATTGTATCAAATGGTTTGGCGATTACTGTTTAAGTTATTGCAAGAAAAGTAATGCTAGTAAAATAAACATTAATATGATTGGCAATAACACTATTAGCCAAGCGCCACTTGAAGCACCTGCTTTGCACATTAGATTTAAAATCCATGTCCAAAATAAAATATATACCGCTTTAATAATAAATACCATCGTAGTATTGGGAACTACACATTCGTATTCCCCCAAACAAAGTACATCTACATTCTGACGATTTTGTAAATACATAATACCTAAAAAAATAGAGGATATTACTAAATATATAAAAGCAGGAGTGCATAAATTTTTGATAAAGGCCATTGCCATATTACTAAATTATATATAATAGATACATTTTTTAGTTTTTTTCGATATTATTCAATATCTACATGTGTTAACATATGACGACGACAGCATACATTCACTAAACCAATGTCATCTAATACAACGCCTTCTATTGTTTTATCAACATTGTCTTTAGTGAGATAGACGACTTTTTCTAGGTCTGAGCCTTGCAATGCCTTCATTCTACGAACCTCATTCTGGTAATATCGGTACTTATCTGCCAATACCATACCACAGGTAAAACATTTCACTGGAATGATCATAGTTCAGATTTAGTTTATAATATAACAATACAGATTATATCTTTCTAATTGATTATAAAGTTAGCATCAATTTTTTTGCAAAGTTTGTTGCACAAGAGAGAGACAAATTATCCCGTGATATAATGTCTATATGAAATCAAATCTACTTAAATAGAGTACTATATCATACTCTAATATAGACTATGACAGTTGGATTCGATATAGATTCAATCCGAAAACAACACGATTGTGTTAATTATTTTGAAACCGGTTTATGGGACCCCCGCTTAAATGTATCAAGCAAACGCGCATTAGCTTGTGATTTCAAGAAAGTACATTGTATTGAAATTAGAGAAGACTGGGTTGAGTTAGGAAAGGAAGTCTTCAAAGACGACATTCAACAAGGGAAATATCATCTATATTTAGACGATAGTACAAATCTGAAAAATTACCTTGCAACGGATACATTCAAAGAAAAAACCATCTTCTTTTTAGATGCACATGTTGATAATGCGGATATTCACAACTACAAAAAGAAATGTCCATTATTCGAGGAATTGAATGCAATCAAGTCTCTAGATCGCAAAGACCATGTTATCTTAGTTGACGATTTAAGAATAATTAAACAGGCTTTCCCTTGGGGAGAAGACAGTTATGGTAATATTGATTTCATGCAACAAATTATCAATTTAATCCTATCGATAAATCCTAGATATAAGATTTCAGCATTAAACGGTCATATTGAGAATGATGTGTTATACGCATATGTAGAAAACTAGTTATATTTTGTAAATAAATGGTATTTAATTACAAAATAAAGATCTCGTATTTTCTCTACGTATATGGTATTATGAAGACAATTCGATCTATCTATTTAATTATACTCGCTACAATCGTTATTTTAATTAGTACAAGCATTTATGGTGTAAAATATAGTACATTGGAAGCAAATGTAGAGATAGATAGTGATACAATTGAATATGATGCTGATAATAGTGAAATTATGTATCGAGACGACACTGAGTTTAACAACAGTAAATTAGACGCTCTTGGGTTCTCTGCAGATACAGCTTATGTATTCGATCCATCTGAAAATAAAGTAGTAGCATTAATGAGACCCGATATTGTGTCGTTTCCTACTTACTATAAACCAGGGACTTATAAATATGATAAGCACATATTTATTCCAAATTATACTGACAGTGTGCTATTGAGTTCTTCACGAGAACATCTAGTTAAACCAAAAGAGAAGGTCCCAATATACAAGTTTGCAACGACCCAACCAGATACTCCAATATTATCCACACTGTTCAAGAAAGAACTATGATTGTAATAGGCAAATACATATTGGGACACTCTATGGGTTTGTTTTCGTAATAATATATCCCGTGGTCGTTTTCTTTCGCACAAATATACCTGGTACGTCAGATTCTTCCGTCGCATGAAATTTGTTATGACATTTTTCACAAACGGATAATAGATTCGCTTTATGATTTTTATGAAACGAACCAATAAATCCATTCTTATCTGCATATTGTTGTTCTTGTAGATGATGAATTTCCTCACTAAGATGGGTTTTGCAAACTTCACAAATTCCCTTGATTTTTTTTGCGTTATATGAACTGGTGCTATGTTCAAGAATTCCTTGTGATTCGGGATAATATTTATTGCGTATTTTGTAAGCAAGTTCCAGGAAGGTTTCATCCAAATACAATGACTTGCATACTTCGAGTCCATAGGTTCTCGGACCAGAACCAGGTTTTAATTTACGATCATATACAAGACTATCTATCTGACGATCGTATATAACCGACATGTGTTTCATTGAAACAGTATCTAGAGTATTAATTTCATCATAATGAATAATTTCATGAAAGTGTGTAGCGAAAATAAAGGAAGACTGTTTTTTATGCAATTCAATGAGTCCTGCCACAAATATACTTAACGCCGACTCCGTTTCCGTTCCAGAACACAATTCGTCGCCTAAGATCATACTATTTTCATCTGCCATCTTTAAAATAACGCGTAATTCACTCATCTCTACTGCAAACGTGGACAACCCTTTGAATATGTTATCATTTCCCAAAATACGCGAAAAAATAGCAGTATATGGTTTGTATCGAAATGATGTACATGGAACATACATGCCGGACTGAGCCATAATAATGGAAACACCGACTGCTCGAATTAGACTTGTCTTACCAACTGCATTTGTTCCATACAACAGAATACCTCTTTGACTGTCCGGTCCAAATGAGATATCATTTACTACATATAATTCATTCTGTTGCAATTGCTCGATTAAGCAATGTCGTATTTCAGTGGCTTCTACAAAGGAGGTTTCTTCTTTTTCACATATTGTTGGACAACAATAATTGTATTTTTTTGCAACATATACTTTTGATTGAATAACATCAAGTCTTGCTGTATATAGAGCCAAATGTTCGAACATAGTTAGATATTTGTCTTCTAAGTCAATCAATATTGTATTGTATGTTTGTGCAATCAATTGATTGAGTGCATTTTTATAATACAGCATGGTTTTAGATATCTCAGTAAGAATTGGAAATTCCAATGCATAATTACTAGCAGTTGATTTAATGAATCGGATATCTCCTAGCATGAATGATAATTCATTATCGGTGCCCTCATCGATTTTTATGGGAGATGTCTTATACTTTTTGTTTTCCGCCGCATTTTTTAATAGCTGCGATCGTTTCATGGTGATTTGTAATGACATTCCAGATTTGTCTGTTTCATGAACCCGAATATATTCCGTATCGGAAGATTCGACAATGCAATTGAGGGTTCTTTGGATATCTGTAAATTGTTTTTGGGTTTGTTTGTATCTTGCCACTGCATTATCCAATTCCTCCGAAACACCACTCTGGATAATATTATCAGGGAAGGAGGTGAGCGAAGATATCATTTTACAACTGCTGACAACTAACTTGCTATCAATATAATCAATAAGATCAGTCGTTATCTTTTCNATATAGCCGTACTCATTTTGGGATTTAGTAGTAGTAAAATCATCGCATAAATAGGTACATAGGCTTGGGTCCTCGGCTAAACACATATTCATCTGTTGAATTTTCTGCACACTAGTATACAGATGATATATGGAAGATGGAAAAATCTTTTTCAATACAAGTTGTCTCGACAATTTATCGATGTCTCGCATAGGAGACAACATTTTACGGAAGAATTCAACCAATTCATATTTGTTCTCCTCTATCAAATAACTGATCATGGTATATTCCCGATTTAACCATTCTATATCAAATGTTGGACTTGTTAGTTGGTTATGGAACTTCCGACGCCCCATCGGAGAACAACATCGATTTAAGAACGAAAGTACTGAAGATAAACGGCGATTATTCCCCATTGCTTCTCCGTTTGTATCATTTATAATATTTAACTGACCCAATGTGTGATTCGCTAAGATCATGCGGGAGGATGTATTTTTGAAGTCAGGCATGGATAGTTTTCGTACTAACGACGAGTTATGTTCTTGAATAAAATGCAACAAATAACATAATGACTGTGTCGCCAAAATATTATTTCGGAATTCAGAACACACGTCATATGTTTCGTCGCCATAAAACGAGGTGATGATTTCTCGTATGTATTTTTCACTTGCGCACCTACTAACTTGCACATGATTTGTATCTAGAAAATGAATGGCTTGTGTTTGTAATCCAATAAACTGAATAATGTTTCTTATATCTGACTGATCAAATGGAGAGATGAATACAACTTCACTGGGCGAGAACACCGATACATATCGCTCTAATTCATCGAATGTGGACACATTCATATAAAAAGTGGTTTCATGTTGAAACATTGTTGTTCTACCCGTATAATTATTTACCATTGAAACACCATATACAATTGTATCACGCACTCCTGATGTAGCATGTGCTCGACGAGACATGGGTTTAAATATATCCAACCATATACACATAACATTATTAGACATTTTAGGAGAACTATCTGTATCGCAACTAACATAGGTGCCTGCTGAATATACTTTATCTAATATACGAGTAATCACTTTTCCATTCTTTTCTTGGATATAAACGGGAACTGTATACCCATTGTCAACTAGTTTGTCCAAATATTTATCAATTGTAAAATCGCGAAATCCCGCCATAACCACAGTTCCATCACCATATTGTTGTGTCTTTTCTGAAATATTCAATTGGCATATTTCGGTAAACCCCACGATTTCGCTACCAACGATATCTGATGTTATAGAATCTTTAATACCATATACTTCAAAAAATGCGCCTACTTGCATTAGGACAACTGTACGTTCTCCATACTGCGACTTATGATGTTTTGTATAATTAAAATATTCATGATATATACCACTATCCATGAGTAGATGTATATATTAGTCTACATAATAACATGGTTTGTTTTTATGTAGATGTAAGGAATGATAAAATTGATATTAACGGCTCGAAATTAATTTGTCATCACTATATAAAATTAACAATGCATAGGATTCATTATATATCATCCCTGCAAAACTATCATCCTAACTATAACTTTGATTATAATTGCGATTATGGATATTTCTGTGATCCATCAGTAGATATAGATATTAGATGCGAACATAGTACACATATGTACAAACCATCCAGAATATCGATGCAACTACAACCTATATTAGAAGAAACCATGGATATCGAGAATGATCAATCGTATACTATAAAAACACATGCAATATATCACACAACAAATCTCATCATGTACGGCATTAGCGCAATTGCTGGATTTCTATTTGTGGTTCATTTCATGGATCACTAATCCTCCTTGCTATTCATAAAATTATATAACAGGGTGTCTTGATTATGATTTTGTATTTCCCCGCATACCATAATAGCAGTCTCATGCATCTTCCGTAATACGTCATTTGGACAAATGGAACCAACCTTTATCAACCCTTGTTTGATTAAATATTTTTTTATATCGGATATTGATACCTGATTTAGCATTTGTTTACGAGACAATATATTATTACGAAGGGTTTTATTTGATACTAATACGGATACATGTGGCGCGACACTAGAACGTCCAACTTTATAGGTTCGCCGAATTGTCTTTTTTCGCTTACGACGTCTAACGGGTACCTGATGTAATTGATTGATTTTCTCCCTCACTTGTTTCATTTCACTATGCATTTTGATTCTATCATCAATATTCGCAGTTCTTTGCATAATACGGGTTTCTATATCTTCTGTATTGTGAGTTAAATTGTCCGAATGATTAGGAACCAATGCATCATTGTTATGTGTGGTTATTATTGGCGGAGAAACATGTTTGCGAGTTTGGTTTAGATAGTTTCTATAGGTTGGCAAACTTCCGTTTTTCAAACAACCATATGCAGGAGACGGTGGAATAGTTGTATTGATGTGTATACTTTCTTCCAAATGTTCAGGTTGAACTTGGTTAAGAATATTGGGATACATCGACGATGATTGAGTCGATGTATTTTCGAAAGAGGGTTTTCGTTTAAGTGTATGATTTAGATTAACTGGACCCGACTGTGTCTTTTTTTCTAAATTTGTGAAAAACTGTTGGGCACTGTTAAATTCTGACGATGTGTCATTTGAGTGTGTCGTATTTACACTAGCTACAATGTCTGATTGATTCTTATGACGGGCAGACTGCTGCTCGCGAATCATTCGAAGTATTGATTTTTTCTTCATAGTTTCCGTTTTCTTCGGTGTTTTCGATGAACGAACCTGTATTTTATTTGTATTTGACTGAGCCTTACGTTTTCTAGTATTTTTATTTTTGGTTATTGCGAACATTTCGGGATTTATCGCTAAAATTTTTCGATCTGACATGGTATTAATTAGTACAGTTTATATAGTATCCTCTTACGAAAAGAAATGAATCAAACGAACTAATGTCCTAAATTGAATGAATTACACATATATACCATATAAATGACTCTCATCTTTCTTCGACAACGATTTGTTATTTTTTAACGTGGAATACCCGGTATTTATATCATCAATAGTGATTTTTTTACGAGCGCTTAAATCTAGCCCATAAATACGTCGGCTGTGTGCAATTTTGATGTAAGTAATCAATTGTTCTATATCTCGCCCATAACAAGTGAGTTCGTTTAATCGGGTTTGAAACCATGCATCGGTTATATCTGATTTTTCACTAAGTTCCCATCCTTGTTCTACAATTTTTTTTTCAAATATACATCTCAGTTCAGACGCATTATATCCGTCTATTTCAAATTGCCAAATAAATCGGGATTTCAGACCAGGATTTACACGAAATAATGTAGATTCTAATTCCGCTTTATATCCAGCAATGATAACCATAAGATCTTCTTTGCAATCACTTAGTGATTCACATAACATATCGATGCATTCTTTTGCAAAACTGTCATTATGGTCTTCCGATGCCAGAGAATATGCCTCGTCAATAAACAATACACCGCCCATTGATTCTTCGATCACCTTTTTAGTTTTTATTGCAGTCTGACCTAAATACCCTGCGATTAAATCATTTCTGGTTACCTTTTTGAATATTTCTTTTTTTAAAACTCCCAGTTTCGAATACATCTTTCCAATAAGCTTTGCGATTTCAGTTTTTCCCGTTCCAGGAGGGCCACATATAATCGTATGTTTAAAATCTCCCCCTACCGTTCCTACGTGAAGGTTTTGAATAAAATACAACAATTGGTCCAAGATTGACGTTTTTATCTTTGTCATTCCAATCATGTTATTAATTTCGACTAACTCACTTCGTATACTATGTAAAAGCTGTAGGTCAATATTATAATCAGTATCCTCACTGTATTCATTCTCATCAATCAGACTTATCAAATCGTCGATATTCTTAATATTCACAACAATCGACCTTTGTTTTGTCTTCACAACATGTGATTGCATGGATGTATCAATAACTGTGGACAATGATTCGCCTGTTGATATATCCATTATGGATGGATCCGTTTGCAAACAAGCTCCTGGGTTCACGTGCAGTGTCATATTTGGATACATTGTATAATAATTGGTTAGTATATTGGTAGTTAATATACCATAATCTGTATATATATGCTCATTTTGGTTATTATAATTATCCAAATACCGTATGAATTTCTTTGAACAATTGAGGGCCATTATTCATTAAACAAGTCTTGTATTTATTTCCATTCAAAAAATTGATTTCTAGACACGGATGTATTTACTATCAATAATTGAAATAATGGCCTATGAAATGAAAGCCGCAATCTCTACACAACCTAATGTTCCAACAATACATCCGGCATCGGACTCGGGAAGTATAATCCGAGAAATCATTGGACAGGAGGATATGATCAAACAACAAGTGGATGCAATCCATTCTAAACTTACTGATGGCGAATCGTGCATCGTAGACCACCTCAATAATTATTTGGAAGAACCATATAGCATTGTCGAATCCTATTTTGAAGGCAAGCATTTAGAACGCCTAGTACGACATCAAATTGAATCATACAATCACTTTGTGAATTACCAGATCCAACGTACGATTGAAATGTTCAATCCAGTTCGAATTAAGTCTGAAAATGACTATGTTCAAGAAAAGGACAAATACTTTTTGGAAATTATGGTATCATTTGCAAATTTTAAGCTATATCCTCCTCAAATTCATGAAAATAACGGTGCTACCAAAATTATGCTGCCACAAGAAGCAAAACTACGCAATTTTACATATGCATCAACCATGGCAGTTGATATCAATATTCAATATATTATTCGCAACACGGAAAGTATGGAAAATCCTAAAATCATTGAAAAAACACTCCCTAAAATAAATATCGGTAAATTACCCATCATGTTAAGATCGTCTGTGTGTGTACTGACACAGAACAATAAACTGTCTTCACGTACTAGTGGAGAATGTTCCATGGATTGTGGTGGATACTTTATTATCAAAGGATCTGAAAAAACAGTTTTAGGACAAGAACGTGCAGCAGAAAACAGAATATATTGTTTTGACGGAAAGAAAACGACAAAATGGACATGGGTTGCAGAAATAAAATCAGTGCCTGATTTCAAATGTATCTCTCCGAAACAGGTTGAAATGATGATTGCCTCCAAAAATAATGGTTTTGGAAATGGTATATATGTAAATATACCGCGTGTAAAGCAGCCAATTGAGCTATTTGTTCTATTCAGAGCTCTTGGTGTAAATACAGATCGAGAAATTTGTGATCATATTCTCTTAGACATCAAAAATGATAAAAATAAACTTCTTCTACAACTATTACAAGCGTCAGTTATTGATGCAAATAAATATATGACACAGGACGACGCAATTGATCATATTACTACTCATGTTGCATATACTCCGATCAACATGGATAGAGAGACTGGTATTCGTAAAAAATTAGAATTTGCCAAAGATGTTCTTGAAAATGACTTATTCCCACACTGCCGAACTACAACCCAAAAGATTTATTTGTTGGGATACATGGCAAACAAACTTCTCAATACAAGTCTGGGATTGCGTCCGGTTGATGATCGTGATTCTTATGTAAATAAACGAATTGAACTAACCGGAACACTTCTGAATAATCTATTCCGTAATTATTTCAACAAATTAGTGAAGGAGATGCAGAAACAGGTTGTGAGAGAAATTAACAATGGCTCATGGCGATCAAGTGATGATTATGAAAACATTATCAATATGACAAATATTTACAAGATCATGAAGTCAACTACCATTGAAAATGGTATAAATCGTGCACTATCAACTGGTGATTTTAGCATAAAACAATCAAACAGTAGTAAAGTGGGTGTAGCGCAGGTACTTAATCGTCTTACTTATATGTCTAGTTTAAGCCATTTGCGTAGGATTAATACTCCTCTTGAAAAGAGTGGTGAACTCATTGCCCCTCGTAAATTACATAATACTACTTGGGGGTTTCTTTGTCCAGCGGAAACACCTGAAGGTCAATCCATTGGTGTTGTCAAAAATATAAGCTACATGGCACATCTAACAATTCCTACAAATAGTTCATCGTTATACAACTATATTCAACCCTTCATCACCAGTCTGGATAACGCAGAGACACCATGCGAGCTGTTCGGTAAAGTGAAAGTGTTCATTAATGGATCATGGCAAGGTGTCACATCTAGACCAAATGAGTTGTACGACGACCTAAAACGCAAAAAACATACAGGAATCATCAATATTTATACTTCCATTATATTTGATTATCAGATGTTAGAAATCAAAGTATGTAATGATGGAGGTAGATTAACGCGTCCTATACTTCGCGTTAAAAATAACAAGGCTATTATCACCAATGATATTATTCATCGTCTAACACAGAAGGATTTACAGTGGAACGATATGCTAACGAACTGTAAAATCGACGAATCTGTTATCGAATATATTGACCCAGAAGAACAAAATTATTCGATGATTGCTATGAAATGCAAAGATGGATATTTGCAGACAGAAAGTGCTCGGTTCAATTACACTCATTGCGAAATTCATCCGAGCACTATATTTGGAGTTCTTGCATCATGTGTTCCGTTTCCAGATCACAATCAAGCACCTAGAAATACATATCAATGTGCAATGGGAAAACAGGCAATGGGCGTTTATGCAACAAACTATGATCAACGTATGGACAAAACAGCCTATGTATTAAATTATCCTAGCAGACCATTGGTTGACACTCGTATCATGAACTTTCTCCATCTAAACAAAATTCCATCGGGTACACAGATACACGTTGCGATTATGACGCATACTGGCTATAATCAAGAAGATAGCGTGCTTGTAAATAAAGGATCTATTGATCGTGGATTATTCTTAGCTACAATTTATCACACAGAAAAAGATGAAGATAAGAACATCATTCGTGATGAAATTATACGTTGCAGACCAGATCCTACCAAAACAAAAGGTATCAAGTTCGGTAATTACGACAAACTCAATTCGAATGGATTTATACCAGAAAATACACGCGTAGAAAACCGCGATGTTATTATTGCAAAGACTGTGCCTATCAAAGAAAATCGCAACGATCCCACGAAAACAATCAAATATGAGGATCAAAGCAAAACATTTCGAACGACCGAAGAGACGTATATCGACAAAAATTATACAGGCAGAAATGGAGATGGATATAATTTTGCCAAAGTACGGGTCAGAGCACTACGCAAACCTGTACTGGGTGATAAATTTTCGAGTCGCCACGGTCAAAAGGGCACAGTTGGTAATATTATTCCCGAGTGTGATATGCCCTACACTAAAAATGGCCTTCGTCCAGACATCATTATTAATCCGCATGCGATCCCTTCTCGTATGACTATTGGACAATTGAAAGAAACCTTACTCGGTAAAGTATTGCTAGAACTTGGCATGTTTGGTGATGGCACAAGTTTTGGTAATTTGGATGTAAAGACCATCTCTCAGGAATTGCTTAAACTTGGTTATGAAAGCTATGGCAATGAACTTATGTACGACGGTCTTACTGGGGTACAGCTAGAAACAAACATATTTATAGGCCCTGTGTTCTATCAACGCCTCAAGCATATGGTTGCAGACAAACAACATAGTCGATCGATCGGACCTATGGTAAACTTAACCCGACAACCAGCCGAAGGTAGAAGTCGCGATGGTGGTTTCCGTATAGGTGAAATGGAACGTGATGTTATGATTGCACATGGTATGTCTAAATTTTGTAAGGAACGTATGTATGAAGTCTCTGATAAATATAGCACATATGTATGTAAAAAATGTGGTATGATTGCAGCATATAACGATGGAAATAAAAGCAAACTATATGCAACGAACGATTTCACGATTCATAATTGTAAAACATGTGATAATCGAACAGAATTTGCAAGAGTGGACATCCCATATGCATACAAATTAATGTCCCAAGAATTACAAACAATCAATATTGTTCCTCGAATCATAACTGCTGATTAATATGGATTATGTCTGATCACAATAATCAGCGTGTATATTTTGTAATACTGTTATTTTTTTCACTGCACATATCTAGGAATATATCACATACTATATATAATCGTATATTATGCCAAGAGAGTCTCGTAAAAAAGATTGCGGTTGTAGATATCACGAATCCTCCAAACAACGAGACGACCGATGTAGTAGAACTACACGAAATGATTACATGTATTGTGGTTGTAAATCAAAATACGAAGACAAGTGCAAGTGTTATACATGTTCCAATAAACATTGTTCCGATAAACACCGTTCCGATGATAATGATGATTGTAATCATTCAATTGACGATAACGAGAAGAATGTACAAAACATTGTTATTACAATCAAACATTGTTGATCGTGATTATTATTGATAGAGTTGTATAGTTTTAATCACACGTTTATTATGACTGCATATATGTAGGCATAATTAATATTTTTGTTGTTTGAATATTTAGATGTATATTTATATATACAAAAATATATTGTATATGCCCAAACACGACTACGAATCTTCTTGCGACTCGGTGCATAACAAGGACCAAGACTGTCATAATTGTAAACGCAAATCTAGTTGTTATACACCAACTAAATTTTGTTCCTCACATAAACGTGATACTTGTAAAAAAACAAGTAAGCTTGGCAAATGTGGACGCGATGGTAAAGATGGACGCGACGGATATGATGGTAAAGATGGAAAAAATGGAGAAAATGGCAAGGATGGAAAATGTGGTCGCGATGGCAAAGATGGAAAAAATGGAGAGAATGGTATAGACGGAGAGGATGGTAGAGATGGCAAAGATGGCAAAGATGGCAAAGATGGCGAAGACGGTCATGATGGTTGCGATGGCAAAGATGGTTGTGATGGCAGAGATGGCAGAGACGGAGATGACGGTTGCGATGGTTGTGATGGTGAGGATGGTTGCAATGGACGTGATGGAAAAGACGGTTGCGATGGTCCTCCTGGACCCAAAGGTTGTAAGGGAGATGATGGACCCAAAGGATGTAAGGGAGACGATGGACCCAAAGGATGTAAGGGAGATGATGGACCCAAAGGATGTAAGGGAGATGATGGACCCAAAGGTTGTACTGGCGAACAAGGACCCAAAGGTTGTACTGGCGAACAAGGACCCAAAGGTTGTACTGGCGAACAAGGACCCAAAGGTTGTACTGGCGAACAAGGACCCAAAGGTTGTAAGGGAGATGATGGCCCTACCGGACAGGCTGGTGAGATTGGACCTACTGGACAGGCT